CATTAAAGGTGTAATTTCCTCCCCTTACAAGTGTAATAGTGGGCAATACAGCACTGTAGCCAGATAAGGTGTAGCCATTGGTGCCGCGAGTTACAGTAAAATCATCTGTTAATGGTATGGCGGTTGCACTTACATCAACGCTATCCGGCCCTTCGGGTAACCAGTAGTATTGTCCAAAGTTTACAAACTTATCAAAATCAACAAATGGATCCCAGGCATAGTATTCGCTGTTAAAAAGTCGATCTGAACGACTAACATTTGCACCATTGAGTGCAAGAGTATCAGTTATTCCAGGAAAAGTTATTGCATCATCGACCACATTCTGATTAGGTTTTAGAAATACAACTCCTGGTTCAACTTGGTAATCAGTCCTTTCAGCAGTTGGCTCTATCAAATAACTGTCATTAGGATTTACACCGACTCCAACCTTACGTCCAATGTAGCCTTGACGTTGTGCAATTTTTGGCTCCTGAACTAGCTGGTCAAGTGTACTAGATAAAAACTGTTTGTTCGTGTTGGTACGAAAAATTTCAGGTAAAAAATCAACCGAGCGTACTGAAGTTGCCATTAGTAAGTGCTGCCTCCATTGCTAGTTGCATCCAGTCCCGAAACTGGTGCCCCGCTTCGTAACTGACTGCTAGTAAGGGCTGAAATTACTTCAACATCGTTTACGGTAGCTGCATTTACAAAAATTTCGTTTGCTTGACTTCTGATTTCATACAGGTCGCCAAAGCTCTTAAGTGGATCAATTGGTACCAATACAACAGTGCTAATAATATCTCCCAGTTCATCGTGCAAGTATGAACTAAGTTCACTAAAGTAAAATGTATCACCAAAATCCCATTTATCAATTGTAAAATAATTGTTCATTTCAGCAATAACTCGACTTTTAATTTCACTTTCGCTAACGGTGCTGTTTGCATTTTTTACGCATTTTATTGTTGCTCTGAGTTCAACACTTGCTTTGTTACCAAATAATGGTTTGAAAGTCACACTGTTCAAAATAACATTATCTGAAATCATCTTGTACTGATTCAACCCGTTGTAATCTGTGCTAAGTTCATCAATGGTAGGTTGAGCTGGTTGAGGGACTGTACCAGTACTGTCCTTAATGTAATTTTGATATGCTATGTAGTAAGCACTTGTAACCAGATATACATCAATGATGTTTGTAGTGCCTGGATCAATTCGACGACTTAAAGGTGCGTTGTGTCTATACTGAAAGTCAAGGTCATTTCTTCCAACAAAGGCTTCATACCCAGATACCGACGCAATTCTGCGTACACCATCAACACCAACTACTAGTTGATAAAATACTTTTTCGCTGGTTGCGTAAAAAACTGTTCCGTTGGCATATTCACTTTTAACCAATTCAATAGCGTCGAGTGTAGCAAGTGTTGTTACAACTACTCCCGGTGCCAACGGTAGGTACCTTTCAAGATTATCAAAATCAGTTGTACGTTGCAGGAAAACCAACTTTGATGTTGGATTCACTGTTGGAGCAACAATGTTTTGGAAATAATCAGGATTATCAGGAATATTATCGTTATCAAAATCGCCGAAACTCACTTGTACTCTAAAATCATCAACAAATCCATCTGCTTCAACTGGTTGCCCAATAATGTCGAGAATCTGATCAAGGTTAAGTGGAACACTGGTATCAGGCGCATTGTTTATTTTCAGCACATTTACATAATCATTGATGGTTTTTCCAGTTTTAGGATCGTACACTTCTTGACTTCCGTCCCAGAAAAATCTATTCTGTAACACGCTGCCAAAATATCTAGCAAGATTGCGACTGGTTACAGTGTAGGTAACACCGTCTGTTTCGAATCTAACTAGCCAACTGTTATCTAAACCAGCACCTGAGGTATCTTGTGCATAGGCTAAACTAAATGTATTAGCTGAATCTAAATTGGTGGATGAAATCAAGTACCAAGTACTGGTTAAGTTGTTGTAGCCTAATCCAAACTCGCGATATAACTGTACTTGTGTATTAATATTTTGTTCTAATGTGCTTGGCAAATCTGTGACCAACTGAGGGATCACCTGTGTAGCAATCGCTCCAGTAGGCACATTTTGGTTAATGCTTACTGGACCTGTTCCGTTTGCAAAATTGCCACTGCCAAAGTTTGTACCGTCAAGCGTTAGGGCTGAAATTGTTACCCACAGTGTATCTGTAGCATTTGGATGATTTGCACTGCCTGCCATTAGACGGTTGTTTTGATCGGTCATAAAATGATAACCAGTTGGTGCTGTGAACTTTACCAAACTGTTTACCACAATATACTTTTTATTATCACTGGTAGTAGACCCAACCGGTGCAGGAGAACCATTACTAATGAATCTAAAATATCCTGTTGTTTGATTGGTGCTTGTTGTGCTTTGTACCCAATCAATACCCAACACTGTGAGGTCCGGACGGTTAAAGTTATTATAGTAAAACTCTAACATTCCCCTACTCTTTAGCACAGGTTCTAACTGATTTATAATCACATTGTTTATGTCATTTACATCTAAGAATGTAAATGTAAAGTTTGGTAGCTCGTCTTTTTCATACAACAAACCATCATCTGCAAAGATATTTGTGCTTGAATACTTGCCTGTAATATCTACTAGGTCTAAATAACGGCTTGTACCTATACTACTTCTGTTAATTGCTTTACTTTTAATAATTGTACCGAACAGGCTGTAAGGAAGATTGTTGTAGTCTTCACCATTTACCATCCGGTTTTGTGTGTAGAATTTTGCAGGAGCCCGTCCTTTGATATCAGCTATACCTTCTCTGTTTGTAGCATTGCTGACTGGCTGTGCTAAAGCACATGTAAATGTAATTGTTTCTTGTCTTCCAGCCCTGCTGGTGTAAGTCAATGATAATTGAACATTTTGCATATCTTCAGGATTAATAATGTAACGCAATCCGTTACTAGCCCGTACATAGGTTCTAAAATTTCCAACTGGAATTTCACTGAAAACACCATCACCAAAATTCAATGCAATCTGATCATTGCCACGACTGGTTACGCTGAAATACTGTCTTGCATCAGCAGCAGTTTGTTCAACTGCTCCAGCAAAGATGTTGTCAACTTGGGTCCACTCTTGTTCTATGGCTCCAGTTGAATCCAATTCATACAACCACACGTCGTTGTTGTTAATACCTTCTATGTTAATATCTACCTCACGATTACTAACACGTTCTGCTAGATTAAAGTCTAAGTTTTGTAGACTACCTTGTTTAAAGTAAAAGAAAAATCCAGTGTTTGGACTTGCAAACCCTGCACGATCATTTCTATACAAAATATTAAACAATCCATTTGGGCGTGGAGCAGGTTCATAAACATAGTTGGTGTTTTGTGTACTTGCACTCACTGCTTCAAATGACATATCAACACCATTGACTGTGGTACTGTAAGGAATAACTGGTAAAAATCCTGGAATCAAATTCACTGTGTATTCGTCAGTTTGAATGCCGAGTATGTCTTGGCTAGAACCTGGTTTGCCAATTCTTTGACTGCTTGTAAGAGCAGCATTCAAAACCACGGTTAGTTGTTCAAACCAGTTTGGATTTGTTGCGTCGTTCCAGTTGATGGTAACATTGCTTAAATTGTTACCATTATAATCACTTACATTTTCTGTGGTAAGAACACTGGTAACTTTGATGTATCCGCTGGCTTCGGTGTTACGTTTTGGTGTGTACCCTACTAATTCAGCTAGACGGATAACACTGTCTCTACGTTCAGCTGTGTCGAGGAAATTTTCACGAGTGTTTAAATCGTTACGGAAGCTAAGTGCCTGGCCCATAAAAGCCATAACATCAAGGAGTGCAATAAATTCAGAACTTTCAGTGTAGTCGTTGAAACTTTCTGGATAATACAAACGAATATAATCAATGAAACTTTTTCTTAAGGTTTCAAAATCATAACTTTGAAGATCAGCTTCTCTATAAGTCTGATAGATGCGTCTCCAATCTTCAACACCAAAAATTGCTGTTTGTCTAGTTGTCTTTGCCATAGTACCTTCCGTGAAGTATTTATGGCCTTAATTATATGGGTAGTTTATACAAAGGAGGCTCTATTGCTTTCTGGATTAAAAAACACTGCCAAACGTTCTGCTTCTGTGCTTCCAACCACACGCAATGCCATTTCGACAACTATTCCGTTGTCTTGTGTATACACAGTAAGATCGGTAATGCTCACACGTGGATCAAGGCCTACCACTCGGCGCATTTCTGCTTCAATTTGACGTACAGTTTCTGTGCTTTGGTTGTCAAAAATAAAGTTCCAAACACTTGTACCAACCATTGGACGCCCAGGAACTTCACCTTGCCTGATGCTAAGGCTATTAAGCACATCTCTTTTAATCAAATCAAAGTCCACCAGTGTGTATCTTTTGTATTGATTTATTGTGTTGAATCCTACGAAAGTTGGCATAGTGTATTTAACCTCTTCTTGCTGCCTCTAGTTGCGCCTGTAGTGCATCGCGTTTTTTAACAAGTGTTTTGTATGCGTCACTACGCAAAAAGTCTACAAACTTTTTACCTGGGTTAGTATTAAGGTAGGCTTCTTTGGCTGCCGGTATTTCAACCTTTGTAACATTGTTAATCTGACGTTCAAGTTCAGCGGTTCGTGCATTACTAACTCTTGGCGCACTGGTTCTAGTGTATGTAGGTCCTAGAGTTTTTGTTGTGTTAATTGTAGTAGTAACAGCCTCATCCACTTCTTTTCGTATTGTTTTGGTTCCAGTAGGTGTTGCAACATTGTATCCTTGAATACTTTCGCTGATTTTTTGATCAACTAATTGTACGCTGTAGGTTCCGCCGGCCATGGCTTTATCCATACTGGATTTAGTCTCAACTGGTACCTCATTTTTAAGATAACTCTTAAATGTTTTAGCGTCAGTTAAACTTGTTGCTGATACAACGCGTGCACGATCTTCAGGTGATTCAGCACCGGTAACAACTCCTTCGGCTCGTAAGTCATCTAAACTGCTCTTAAACAATGCTGTTTTGGTTTCATCTTGCAAGCCTTCGTCAGTTAAGAATAAACTCACGTTTGTTACGCCGTCCTTTCCAGACCAAACATCTGGACTACTTAGAACTGTGCTTAAATTAGCACTCGAACCTTTTATGTAAAAGTCTTCTGTGCCTGGTTTTAGATATCCTGCCTTTTCTAAATTACCTGCTGAAAATCCATAGGTGCCTACACCTATATCATCGCTTATTACATTTGCAGCCTGTGGAACCTCTGCTTTTGCTTGTGCGAGCATGCCAGTCACCTGTTCGGGAGCAATACTACCTACGCCTGATTCAGATTTTTTCTGTGTTTCGTATTGTGATGCATCAATGGCATTGAACTCTTTGTCTTTGGATTGATTGATAGCCTCAGTAACTTCTGGTTGTGTAGGAGCCGTATCTGTGGTATTTGTAATGTTAGTAACAGTGGCTGTGCCACCTCCATGTAACGGATATGGTTCGTGTGTTGGGGCACGGGTTGCCACAGTGTCAATCTTACTCTGCTCAACAGTCCAACCACTGGTTGTGTCAAAAACAACGTCAGGTAATTTCTGTCTTGGAATCTTAGCTGGTTTTGCAACACTGGATGCACTACCGCTGTTTAAACTGATACATCCAGCTTTCACGTTCACGGCACTGCCGCCATTCCAACTGCCTGTTTTTGAATTTTGTAAAGCAAGACTACCATCACTTTTTACCCCTACATATTTTTCACTGTAGGCTGTTAATGTATTCTTGCCTGATAATTGTAAAGCCGCAGTTTCCAAGTTGAGCGTAAACTCGCTGTATAGATTCATTGTACTACCGCTATTCATATTAATACTAGCATCGGCATGTAGGTTAATATCTCCTTGACTGCGTATATTCACACTATTTGTAGCAAATAAATCAATAGTGCCTTCCTGACCCAATTCTACCCAACTTTGTCCATTTGCATGAATAATATGCAAACTGTCCCCACTGTCGGTTAAAATTATCTGATGTCCTTTTGCTGTTCGAATGCGTACATGTTGATCGTTGCCGTTGATATCACCGTCGTCCATAATGAAACTGTGACCGCCTCTGCGACCTATCACCTTCATTGATTGAAGTGGTACGCTACCAGGATTGTTAGCATCCTGATTTAACCTTGCGGTAATTTCTACATCGCTATAGCCACCACTGTAAATTGGGCGTCCAGGGGTGCTTACGCCATAAACTGTACTTGGGCTTTCTCTATAACTGTTGCTACCAATGGTACCACGCACGTTGTCTGATACCAGACCTTGCTGGACTAAAACTCCAGCAAGGTAGTTGTGAACTGGATAAGGAACGCGGGGCCAATTTGGAGCTTCTGATATAGCAGGATTTTCATCATTGTACTCTACAACTGGTAGTTGAGTGCTATTAGCAAAATATCCAGGCTGTTGCCCTGCTTCTAAAACATAATTGCTGGTGCTACCAATTGCTGGAACCATATGGTGCGGTTCATTACCAGTGACAACACTACCAAGATAATAACCTTGGTTTGGATCGCCATTGGCAAAAAAACAAATTACCCGAGTGCCAATATCAGGCGGAGTATACCACATACCATAACTGTGTTTGTTTTGCAAAAAACTTCCTGAGCCAGTGTCGGGACTGTCAGGATCAGTAGCACCATAGAATGGACTAATGTAACTCATTGGTTTCCAGAAGTCAGGATTGTTTTCGTCAGGACCACTTAAGAATTCAATGTATACTTCTATTTTTCCACTGCGTGTGCTGTCAACGTTATTTTTAACAATTCCAATAAAAGGACCGCTCTCAGCCGGTACACCTCCTGCTCCGGTAGTGTACGCTTTACTGGTTCCTCTACTGCGTTGTACGTTTTCTGCCATTTACCCTATTCCTTTTCCATAACCACCCACTCCACCAAAGACAGCTTCAGTTCCTGCATCATCACTAATCACAGTGCTGCCAGGCTTGGGTTGTACCGCTTGCTCGCCTACAAATTTAGTCAAATCTCTCTCACTGCCGTAAACTCTTACGGTCTGGCCTCCAATTTCAGTGTCCCTAAATGGTAATCGCTTGTCAACGTTGAAATTTTTTGTACCCGTGGGTGTGAGCTGAATGCTGCGATTAGGTTGCGAGACACTCTTGGGTGTGTTTCCTGTTGTACTGGTTGGCCACTGCTCTAATC